CTCTCTAATTATTTCTTTACCTTCAGTTAAGTTGGTATATAGGTTCATTAAGCTGCTAATTTAGATCCTACCTTACCTAAAATACCAGCTATCTCAGCACTTTTAATACCTGTAAGTCCAGTTTCTAATGCTCCAAATAAAGCACTTCCATCTTTAAAAGCGCTAATAGCTCCTCCAGTAGCTGAGATTGCCGCTACAGCTAATATTACAGCAAACACTACTTCAGCAGTATCATGTAATTCATCTTCATTAATGCTTCCATCTTCTTTAGTCCATACTTTTTTAGCAAGACCTGTAAGTTTAATAGCTTTCATTAATAACTTAATGTACTTTTTTTCTAAATTTTCTCCTGCTTTTTCAATTTTAGCAGCAACTCCCTCTTCAGAAGTATTTTTACCAAATAATTTAGTTATTTTTCCAACAAGTTTTCCTAATAAAGTTAATAATTTTGGTGCTGAAAGTAAACCACCTGCTATTAATCCTATAGCTGACTCCTCTAATTGGGTTTTATCCTCAATTATATTTTCATTTATAGAATTACTTAGAAATTCTTCGAAAAGAAAATTAATTTCTTCGTGAACTTGAGTTTCAATAAGTTGTTGACCAACCCCACCCGCTGCTAAATAGTTTTTAAAATCAAAGTTATTCATTACCAAAAAGTATTCATTTTAGGACCCAAACCGAGTGCTGGGGCATATCTTGGGAGGTTGCAACTCCAGTATCCTGCTGTTGTTCTGTCCTTCTTTTGGTCACAATTGTGTCTAGCAGCAAATGCCTGTCGTGCTTTTGGGTCTTTAATTTTTGCTCTTAAACCTCCTGATCCAAATGAGATTTTTTTAACTTTGTCTCCATCCATTACATAAACGTAGTATGCTTTAGAACCACCACGTTTTGGTTTGCCAATTGGGACATCTTTGCCTTGATATTCAGCTTCTTCTATAGCTTTAGGTATATCAAGTGGAACTTTTTTACCTTCATAAATTCCAAATTTACCAATGTCAGTATTTTCAATAAGGAATTTACTATTTTCATCTAAGCTAATAGTTTTCCACTCATTTAACATACGAGCTTCAGCAAATAATTGTAAGTATTTTTTAGATCCTATTCTAAATACATTCTCCTGCAATGAGATGTCGTTATCGATGTGATATCGGAGGCCTTCGCTTATAGGCGCTTTAGTCTCGAGTAAAGCGAGTTTAGGTGCCACATCACAGCCACCACAACCACATGAACATGTTTCTTGTGGGAGTTGATAGCCTTGTATTGCTTCTTGAATGTGTTTTTTAATCATTTTATTTTATTATACGGCTTGTCCTAATAAATCACCTTTACCATTTACGGTATAAACATACTTGAGACCTTTACCACCGTATTCTACTTTACCTCCCATTTCTTTAACAGCTCGAGCTATTTCTTTTGCTGCTTTTAGATCTATCATAAGATCATCATAATCATCACTATCTTGTTCTTCGGGTGTTTTAAAGTATGAAATTTCATCTCTAAGCTCATCCATTACATTTACAAGTTTGCTTTTATTATCTCCACTACCAAATAAGTTTACACGACTAAATTTTCCATCTTGGACGACATTTTTAGCATGTTGGCCTTTTACTTTGGCCATTAAAGCATCCCTTTGTGCGTCGTCATTTTCGTATAGCCTACCTTCAGATACGTCTGCGTTTAGTTCATTCATTTTAGATCCTCTATAATCGTTATAATAAACAACTTTACCTGCTATGGTAAGTTCTTTTACTTCGTTATAGGGATCATCTTTTGGGAAAAGTTTATCCATATGATTTTTATCAAAAGATATATCTATACCCTCATTACCATCTCCTGCTGTTGCTACTTTATTATCTCCTATGATTTCAAAGTTTGAACCTGGGTTTCCTAATTTAGAAGCTATTTCCTTATAGTTAGCATTTAAAAAGTCTGCTATGTTTTGTCCCTCATCTTCACTTAAGTGGATGCGACCTTCTGCTAAATATTTTTTTAAATCGAAATTGTCCATTTTGTTTTATTTTTATACTTCAGTAAATCCCATACCCCTTAACATTTCTTCATTTCCACCTTCTCCATTAAAAGTGTCTCTAATGAATACTGCTAAATCAGCACGTTCTTCATCGTGACCCCCTGCATCAAGGATATTATGTATTTTAATAAACATTTCTGCTTGATCCTCTTGGCTGGTTGTCAGGGGCTTACCTTCAGGTACGTCTGCGTTGATTACATTTTTTATTTTAGAAAATTGAGCCGGGGTTAAAACATTAAATTCAGAATCTTCAAAATCGCCATCAAGACGTGATATAGATGATACTGCTGTAGCAATGTCATTTCTTAATTCTTTTGAGTCAGCATTTAAAAATTTAACTGCCTTAACATAATCATGAAATACACCCGAAGATTCAATGTTGGCATTTCCAAATTGCATCCCAACGTTATCATTACCAGCTTTAATTTCTCCTGCTGCCCATTCTGACCAATAGTCTTCGTTGTTTTCTGTTAGGTGGATGCGGCCTTCAGCTAAGTATTTTTTTAAATTGAAATTTTTCATTTTATTTTATTTTAGTTTTGTTTATAAATATTAAGAAACTTTTAGATAAATTGATGAAATAGAACTGGTTGATTTTGCATAACCAAATATATCAGATAATGCTTTTGTTACTTTATTTTTATCATTTGTTTCTATAGCTTTAATTATTGATAAAGCTTGATATTTTGAATATATCCAATCTATTGATTTTTCTTTTAATTCTTCTTCATTAATATCAAAGTCACCATACTTACTCGCTAATAAAATAAATTCGTCAATAAATTCTTTTTCTAAATTTTTAGCTTTATTTCTAGCAAAATCTGAGGATGGGATATCTATACCTTGTTTATTAAAGAAATTTTTAATAATTCCCCCACCTATTTTACCTTGTTTAGCAGTTTTACCTGTTAATTCTCCTTGAAAAGAAGTAGCATTATTTTTAAAACTTCTTAATTGCAAATTACTACCATCTGACATGAAAATATATGCATCTTTTGAATTTGGAGATACTTTTGATGAAGAATATATTATTTCTTCTGTTGGGACAGTTTGTATTGGGATACTTAATTTAGGATTAGTTCCTAATTTTTTCAATGATATTCCTACTAATTGTTGTCTTTCAAATAAATCTAAAATTTGGGTATTTAATACCTCAATATTATCATCATTAAATGTTATATCTGTAGATTTAACTGCCCATATATCTGATGGGTTCCATTTGTCATCTTTAATAGTCCACTTATTTTCTTTTGCAATTTTATTCCAAGCATCATATATTGTTTTAACAAAATCTGATCCTCTATGAAAGCTATATCCAATTCCTAAATATGTTTTTAATTTTTCTCCCGTAATAATAAAAGTATCTTGAAAATCTTTTCGGGTTGTTATAAATTCTACTATTTCATCTATAGTAGAATTAGTATTTATATCACCTGATATTGATTTTATATTTTCTGGGGTTAGATCTTTTGGGGTGATTGTTCCCATTTTTTGTATTAAAGCATTTACAGCACATTGTGATGATTCTTGTATACCTGTTTGTTCGGATCCTGCTCCAGAACCTTTTCCACCTCCAAAATCTTTGGTTTTTTTCAATTTAGAAGTAGTAATTTTATTTCCCTCTTTATCAATTAAAGTAATAGCTCCTTTTTCTGGGGTCCAATCTTTTAATTGGTTTAAAACTTCTTGTTTGTTAACTACAGTAAAAATACCCCCTTTATCTAATTCTAAAGCTTGATCATTAGCAATTTTATCTGCGAGGATATCTATTCTTGGTACTGTATTATTTCTGGATAGGGTTGCCACATTGTTTAAAACAGAAGGTGTAAGAGCTGTTTCCCCTAAACTAAACTTTTCACCTATAACTTCACTAATAAATGTCTCTAACATAAGCATATCCTGTTCATCATTGATGTCAGGATATCCTTTGGGAAATTTGTATGAAAATTTCTTGAAAAATTTATCTAAGATATCCATTATAAGTCGTCCACTGATTGAGGTACTGCTGGTTCTAATTCAGTTTCAGGAGTAGCTTCTGTATCTTCTAAAGCATCTTCTAATCCTTCATCTTCAATAGGTTCATCTTTAGGAACCCCAGCATAATTATATCTTAATAAACGAGCAATTGCTTCAGATGCTTGTTGTTCTTCTGGGAGGGATTCTAGCCAGTATTTTTTGCCTGCTACTTGGGCTATAAATAATCCTTTATCTTCATCTTCACCTTGATAAATTAAATAAAAATCTGCTCCATTCACAAGCATAATTCTAAAAGTTGTAGGACGTGGAGCTACCCATTGTATATCTTTTACAAAAGGTTCATATTGAAAATCAAATAAATCATCCATAACATCCTTTAACGGAGGGAACTTATCAACTATAGGAAATTTATTAGCAATTTGTTCAATTTCCTTAGGTTCCGCTAAAGGATTAGTTTTCTCAGCATATGCTTGTTTTGCTAAGGTTTTAATTTTTGCTATGAATTCAGATTTTTGCATTATTTAATAGCTTGATCATAAGTCATTTCTTGTCTACCCGATAATTTAGCGATTGCATTATCAATACGATCTAATTCAGCACCATATCTATCCGCAATTGGTCCTCCTTCTGGTTCTGCTTCTTGTTCCATATCCCTCATTAATTGGGCTTTTTCTTTTTCTAAAAATTTAATTTTGGAAGCATTTTTAACCATATTAAAATTAGGATTAATAGATTTTTTGGGTTTAGAAGTATTAGCTTCTTTTTCGCGTTTCATTTTATCTGCTCTTTGTTTAACTAAAATAGGATCGTTTAAATCCATTTCTTCTTCTAACATAGCATCTATTTGAGGGATTGTTAATTCTCCATCTAAGTAATGTTTAGCTGAGACTAACATACTTTTTGCTTTGATAATTTTTGATTGCCACCAATGAGGAAAATCAACTTCCATTCCTTTATTATCAAAATTATTTACCATCATATATAATTCAGAGGCATACTTAGCAATCCTATAAAGATCTTTTTTAAGCATATGGGGTTCATTATCCTGGTGGCCCAAATCTAAATCCTCATTCATTTTGAATAAAATTTTATGACCATCAATTTCTAATTTCCCATCTTTGTGTAATTTATCCATATCGGATTGAGACAGGGTTAATGTAGATCCTGGTGCTTCATTTATATTTTTTTCAATAGCTGCCCCTCGAGTTTTTTCATAAGAAGAAAGTTTGCCATCTTTATTTAAATCGGCTTTTTTAGGATTTTTTAATTCCTCTTTTATTCGATTAATTTCTTCTAAATCAAAAGCCTTCTTGAATTTACCCATGTGTTTTTCCTTTTTTTTCAATTCACCCTTAGTAAGTTTAAGCTCATTTTTAGGTGTTTGAGGTTTACCATGCTTAGCCAAATTAGTAGCTAATGCATAAGCTAATGATGTCTTTTCTTTTTTAGACATCTTATCTAATTTGGTCTTTTTTTTATCCATTACGCTTCTTTTTCTACTTTCTTAAATTCAGTTTTAGCTGAGAATTTAGCAGAATTAAGAATTTGGTTTGCTAATTCTGTTTGACCTGCTTCTTTAGCATCCTTAGCTAATTTAACTAAAGCATCTGTAATAGCATCGATATCACCTTCTTCTTCTCCAAAAGAAGGTTCATCAAAATCAAATGTTTCAGCATCTATTTCTTCTTCAGCTTCAACATCTACTTCTTCTTCCTCTTGTTCAGCAATTTCAGCTAAAATCTCATTTTTAAGATATTCTTTAAATTCAGACTTTTTCATTTTACCTTCCATTGTAGAAGTTAATTCCTTAGTTTTTTCTAATTCGGCATTAAGTTCTTTCTGTGTGTCTACTTCTTCTTTAGTAGCTTCAGACATTTGAAGTATCTCAGTTTTCAAATATTCTTTAAATTCAGATTTTTTCATTTTTTATAATATTGATAAGTTCCCTTTAGTTATGTTATTTTGAGGCTTTTTTACCCCAAGATTTACCTTTACCTTTATCTTTACACGTAGCAGCAGTTGGTCTGCAAGCTGGGTAAGAGCGTTTTTCATCTTTTTTTCTACCACAAGATTTATAACCTGTTATTTTACCATCTTTACGAATGGGGGCATTACAATCAACCCATCCTCCAGTTTTGCCTGGTGTTCCTGATCTTTTAAACCAAGTGCGTAAAGTTTCTTTAGCTTTTTCTTGAACTAAAGTTTGTTGTTCTTCCTTTAAGCCTTTCCAAATATTTCCCTTACGACATCTAACTACAGCCCCACTTTTATAAGCAGAAGGCTTATCAAATTTTCTATCAGCAATACGAAGACACCTATCGCGCTTTTCAGATAATACTGATTGAATAGTTTCTTTAAGTTTGGATGTAGCCATGTTATGGATAAATATACAAAATTATTTAACTTTTAAATTCTCAAAAAATTCAAATCCTTCTTGTAAATCCCTAGCAAGTTTTTCTTTATCTAATCCACCTCTCCAACTTTCTTTATCCCCTCTTTCAGTAATATAACTATCACTTCCTTCATTTAGTTTTTCTTGAATAAAGTTTTCGTATTCTTTTTGAACATTACTTATATGTTCATTGTGCATACCGTTAAAATATTCTTTTGATTTGCCTTTTGTTTGTAATTGATGTTCATAATCAACTATACAATCAAAACATTTTTGGTATGCGGGGAATACTTTTTTATCTAAATTTTTATTCATTAAAGTATTACATTCAGGACAAAATAATGGGAGTTTACCCATTTTTTTAAATTTGTCCATTTTAGTAATATTTTGTTTTAAACCATTTTTAATAGTCCAAGTACGACCATTTTCTTTCCAAACATCACCTTCAACACGGTGTTCGTGTTTTTTACTATAACCTGCCCCTTCAGTTGTACGAGCATTAATATTACCCGTAACTAAATTACGAGCACGCTGTACATCTTTTTTGGAGAATTCTTTTTTTAAAACATTATCATTCATAAGGAAATATTTTGTTTAATTTTTCTTTTCGTTTTTTACAACCACAATCTTTTTTAGTTATCTCAGATACAGTATCTACTACTTGTTTAATACCCGTAGCTACAGTAATTTTTTCAATAGTATCTCCTAATCCTTTACTTTCACTCATCTTCTAAAACCTTTTATTTGTTTTTTAACTGCTATATCTTGCATAGATTTAAGCAAAGTTAATCTTTTGTTAATTAATCCTTGCATTAATTCGAGAGTTTCGATATCAAACTCATTATTTACAGCGTTTATAAAATCTTTAGTTTCCATTTTTTATTGAGTCTTCCCAGTTTCTAAATAATATATTACCATTTTCGTAAGCTTCACGTTCAATTCTATCTAAATCACCATCTTCATTTGTGTTAGTAGTTTGAAAATTTTCTAAAGTACCATTTAAATTTTGATGATGGTGTATTAATTCATGAGCATACGAACGTAAAATATCTTTTGGATGTCTATCTAACACATAAAGAGCAATTTTTTGGTCTGAAGGCATGTAATATGCTGTTCTACCAAAAATGTTAGCTGCGTTTTCTTTATTATCATCTATAAATTCAACTGAAGGGTGGGGTTCTAAAGTTAACCCATTACTCCCCATATAGTCTGTAAGTGAGTCTATATAAGGTTGTAATCCTCCTTCAAAGTTTTCATTTAAATTTTCTTGTAATTTAAGACCAGGTATATTTTTCTTAGCATAATCAATCCAAATTCTTTTAACTTCAACCATTTGTTTATCGCTTAAATCTTCTACGAAGTTATCAAGATAATCGTCTACGGCTTGTGTAAAAGAAATTTTTTTAGTTCTTGCTAATTTATTTAAACCTCTAACAAAAGCAGGTACTTCAAAATCAAAAGTAAAATATTGAAAATAAGTATACTTATCGGGTGTTTGTGATGGGTTTTCTGCCTTAGATAATTGATACTGTCCTACATGTTCCAACTCATGCCTTAATGAATTTTTTATGTCTGCTATAAAATTATTATAGGCTTTTGGGAATTTGCTTGGAGAATAAGATGCTGTTACTATTAATTCTTTTCTATCGGCTGATGCATCTATTACAAAAGGTAACCCACTATCAAAAATTAAGTCTTCATCAGGTTCAAAAAGGTATTTTATTGTATAATTAGCACCTAATTCTTCATCTTCGGGTTTATCACCTCCTTTTAAGTATCCTTCTATTTCTCCTTCAACTTCTTCTCCAAAGTCTGCTTTAAATAAATTTATAAGATAACGAGATTGATTTAGTACTTCTAAATCATATCTACTACCTTCTTCTAAAGGGAAAATTGGGGATGACTTATGTGTTTTAAAATCACGTTTACGCATAATAGTTTTAGCAATAGCTCTATTTGCTATTTTCATAAAAGGAATATTAATATTAGTTTCCCTATCTTTAGCTACTACTTCTTTATATTTTTTTAGAAATTCAATAAATTCGTCTTTTTTATCAGCTAATTTATCAAAGAAATTTTCTACTTCAAAAGGTTCAATATCTGGGTAGTTACGAGGGTCGTTTAATCTATCAAAGAAATGGTTAGAAGATAGATCTATGTTGATTTCGGGTTGCATTTCGCTATCCGCCTCATCCTCAATAAATTCTACTTCGTTTTTAGTAAATTCAGGTTTAAATAAAATTCGTTCCTCTAATCCTAATGTTGCTAATTTAGTATAATATTTTGGATCTTCATCCAAATGATCTAAAGCAATTTTTAAGGCAATTTTAGGATCGTTAGTATGTTCTTTTTCTACCTCAATTCCTTTTTTTAATTCTTCACGATCATATTTGTCTAAAGGATTAGTTTTTTCTTCAGCTACTACATCAAACAACATATTCCAAATTTGGTCTACTTCAGGAATGTCTGGTAGGAATTGTATAAATCCCTCTTTATCTCCTGCTAATAAAGCTTGTCTAGCTTTAGTACCACTAACTGAGCCTCCTGTAGTTATGACTTTGACTTTTACGTTGGGGTAATTTCCGCTTTGAAGTGATTTAGTGCGTTTTAATATATCTAAAGAATCATCTTCATTTCCTTCTCTAGCACCAATAAACCAGTAAATTTCTTTATTAGGATTATCTTTAGCATACGAATAAACTGCTCTAATAGGTGCTTTACCTTCGGGTGAAGTCATTACTTTTACTTTACTAGGAAGAGATTTTTTATATATATTCCAAATAGCAAGTGATTCTTCCTGGCTAATTGAATTTCTAGTTCCACTACCTACTAATATAATAAAAGCATCCATTTCAGGATTTTCTTGTAAAGCACGTTTTACTACTTCTAAGTGACCTGATGTAGGTGGTTTAAAACCCCCACCAAACATGCCAATTATTTTTTTCTTAGATGATTTATCTTCACCTATAATACCTTCTATTAATGCTTTAACTAAATCATTCATGCTAAAAAGGATTTTAATTTAGATTGAGCTTCTTCTTTAGATACTGAATTGGTAACTATATTTTGTATAAATTTATCATTTAACATAGCTTTTATTTCTTCAGCATCTTTAGCTTTTCTAGCATCAGATCTAGCTTGTTCTTTAGGTGTTTTAGGTTTAGTACCCTTAGGTTTAAAAGGATCAAGATATGTTTTTATTATACCTTCTAAATCCGAGATTTCTTGGTCTTCTAAAGTATTAGCTACTGAAGTAAAATTAGAGCCAAATAAATCTTTATAGGGTTTAAAGTTTTGAGTTACTTCTTTCCAAGTTTTCATTACAATACCTGGGGCTAAACTTCTGTCTTGACCATCTGTTTTTTCGTATCTATTTTGATTTTGTTTTAAAGAACGTTCTAAATCAGTGTAAACATAAAGCATAAATACTTCATATCCTGCTGCTTCTAATTCGTCTTTTAATTTTACTGTTGTTTTATATGAAGCTCCTGTACCGTCTAATATAAAGGATTGTTTTTCTTCAATAGTATTGGCTACATCTTGTTTAAATTCTTTATTAGCTGCCCCCATAGCAATGGCCTGTTGGCTTCTTTCTTCAGGGGTAGCATTTTTTAAATCTAATGTTATATTAGCTTTTTTTAACATAGGGACATAAATGTCATCTACGTTTAATACTTTTAAACCTCCTAAGTCTAAACCTCTTAAAATATACCCTTTTCCAGCTCCAGGAGCACCCGCTAGTATAATAGCTTTAGGTTTACCTTGTATTTCTTGTAAGATATCGTATAATTTCACAGTAAAATGTTTACCATAAATATTACGAATCTCTTTTAGCTGTAGTCCTAAATTCTGTGAATGCAGGTTTGTGTTTTGGATTTTCAATATCAAATAAAGTACGAACTGCTCTATAGATATTTAAATTATCTTCTTGAGAACGTTTTGATTCATACATTTCCCATCCTTTACCTTGCATAGCACCTTTTTTAGGACCTCGCTTAGAAGATTTTAACCATAAAACACCAGAGCGATTTACTTTTTTACCATAACATTCCTCAAAGCATTGAGAATATATAGCTGTTTGTAAATCATAAGTTGTTTGTAAATGGTTGGATGTTTTAAAATCTATAACCCATAATTCACCATTAATTTCACAAACCATATCACAAGTTCCTGCAATTTTAAGTTCATCAGAAAATAAATGAACCTCAGCCTCAATTAATGTTGGTTTATATTCTTCCCAAAAATCAACAAATCGTAAAAACATTTGCCAAACAAGTGTAGGGTACATAGGAACACCATATTCTAAAAATTTTAATTCCTCACCATTAAGGTAAGCTTCAATCATTTCGTGAACTTGTGTACCTTCTTCACTTGCTTTTTTTACAATATATTCTGAAGCATATCCTACTTTTTTAAGCCAATCTTCAAAGAATTTACCTTTAGGGTAATGACTTAATACGTAAGTTACAGAAGGATAATATTCACCATTTCGTTGATAATATCTACCATCTGGTAGTGTAATTTGTTTATGGTCATCAGAAATTTCTAAGATTCGGCCGTAGTGCTTTTTTAAAGTACTCATATAAATAATTTTTTACTCAAAAGCCCCGATAAAGTTAATGGGGTTGACTTTTGAATTAGTTTGGTAAAAAGTTCAAATCCCATCTCGCTAGGATCTTTATCATCCATCTCTAACAAATGAACTTCTTTACCTTCATCCATGAATTTTTCACAGAATTTTAAGGATGATTTAATAGCATCACTATCAAGTGCAATATATATTTTTTTTACTTTAGAAGAAACAATTTTCTTCATTAGGTTAGTTTGTATATTTTTTCCTAAAAGCGGGATAGCATTTCGTTTAATGGTGATGGCATCAAAAGGTCCTTCGCATAATACTAACGGGCTATCCCAATTTATAAACATTTCAAATGGTACAATATCGCGAGATGCTGATGGGTTTTTGTATTTGCGGAATGGTTCTTTTTCAAAACTGCGAGCTGTAAAGTAATTTAAATTACCCTGAGCATCGTATGAGGGGATAACAATCATATTTTGATATTCTCCTTCTTCACAATACCCCATATTGTATTTAATCATATCCTCCATTGTAACCCCTCTACGCTTTAGATAAGCTAAAGCATGTCGAGCCATTAAACTGGTAGGTTTATCTATGAAGCGAGTAAATTCTTTAGGGAGAAATAAATCATGTTTTATAATTGTTTCTTCTACAAATGAACCCTGAGGGATTAATTTTTTAGCTTCCTCAATTTTATCATATGCTTCCGTTTTCTTAAATAAACTAGGAATTGTTTTTCCTCTGGTATTACATACCCAACAATGCCAAGGATTGTGTCCTTTTTTATTTTCTGTAAAGTTTACCTCCATTTTTGGTTTGTGGTGTTTACAGAAAGGACAGTGGTAAGCATAATTGCCCCTGGAGGTTTGTTTTCCTTTTCCTAGAACGGAATCAACTAGTGTTACTAGTAGATGATTTATCATGTAGGTGAATATACGATGAAAAATTTAGAAATCCAAGTCTACTGGTAGATGAAAGTTAATCCCTTAATGTAATCTTTATCACCTTTTACAATCTGGCAGATTTGTCCTTTAGATACGTCTAATGCCTCGGAAGCTTCATTTATAGATTTAAATGTAATATCCAAAGTAGTACACCTAATAGCTTTAGTTCCTTTACCTATTTTACCTGCTGTGATTTTTTTACCTATTTCATCTTTCTTTTCAGCCCAAACAGCTTTCATCATTTTAGATACACCATCTCTATGACTTTGAGTTCTAGTGTAGGATAATCCACTTCCATTTTCAATGAGGAATTGGCTATGTTCGGGGCGTTTTTTCCCACTCCATTGAGGTTTAGAACCATTTTTAATATTTAAACCCTCATCTATGCTATTAAATTCCCTAATCCAAAATACTTCTCTAATTTCTAAATCATTCTTATCACATTCTTCTAAAACTTCGAATGTATGGGAAGATGGAGAATATTTAGTAAGTGAGTAGTATAGTTTTTTTGAATCTTTACAACACTGAATCTTATTATACTCCGTAAATCTTCTGGGTATATCAATAGATTGTCCTATATAAATTTTACCCTTGGGGTTGGTTATTTTGTATATCCCTGTCATCGGGGATAAATATACAAAACTTACCTAGAATATCAAATCTTTGGTAAAGAACTTACCTAAAATTGAATCGTTATAATATATTTCGGGATTCTCCAACACTTCTAGCTGGAATAGATATTTGGTTTCTAAGTATGTAAGGTGTTTTTTATTAAAACCTATTTCGATAATTTGTTTTTTCAAATTTTCTAGCGTAACTTCACCTTTAGTTATTTGGTCCTTTAGATGTTTATTTGAACCATAATATTTCTTCCAATCGCTTTCTTTACTCTCAATCACAAACAATTTTCTCCTCCCACGACCAGATTGTTCTGCTAATTCGACCTTAGTGAGTTTTCGTTTTCGATTGTGATACAACGCTTTTTTACCAACATACTTTTTACCCTCGGGGGTAATTACTACATAAACAAATCCAAATGCCCCAAGGGGAAATTCTGATATGTCTGTAATTTCTTTTTCATTATATAACCAATTCATATTTTATTTTTATTAACCTGTAGTTACATTTTCAGATCCTAGTTGAATTAATCCTCTAGTACCAAAATTTCTATACCACATCATAAAATTACCTACATAAAAATTACCATCTGATAAACTAATTGCTGATTGAGGATCTGATGCTCCTTTAATAGTAGTAGCAACTGAAACTGATTGGTTTGCTCTTCTAAAATATCTCAAGGTTATAATACTCCCTTCAGGGCTACTATACCTAATATCAACTACTATTTGATTTCCTGATTTACTTGTATTAGTAAGAGTATTTGGGAATTTAAATATAAAAAAAGCCTCATCTAGAGGATATGGGAATTGTGTTACATCTTCTATATCTATTTTATTATATCCTTCTTCTAAAGTATATATATAATAATTAATAGTAGTCTGTAATGAAGTACTATCTCCTGAGTTTATAGTTCCACTAAATGTCCCCCCAGAAATAGTAAATGTTGTGTAATTATTTAAAGTATCAACAACAACATTATCAATAGTAGCACCAACAATTTCAAAATTACCATTCCAAAAAAAATCAAGAGAAGCATTTTCTAAATAATCCTGCCACTGCCAACTAAGATCATTTCCCAATGAATTAA